CTTGTAACTAAAGAGTTCCTTGCACGCATCAAGTCGGGTGAGGCTTCTACACAAGACCTCAAGGAAGCCTGTGATTGGCTTAAAGCTAATGATATTTCAGGTGTCGCCTTTGAAGGCAATCCACTCGACAAACTAGCCAATGTTATTCCAAAAGTAGACCCTGAGCTGGTCCAACGGAGGCTCTATGGCTCGAAACTATAAGAAAGAGTATGCCTCCCGTCGTGAGTATCTAAAAGCTTACCGACGCAAGAACAAAGACAAAGACAAGATGCGAGCACGCGCTAAGAGAGCGATGAAGTGTCCTAAGGGAAAAGAAGTCGATCATATCGATAACAACCCTAAGAACAACAAGCGCTCAAACCTTAGGTGTGTCAAGCGTCTGAAGAACCGGCAAAAAGGAGCAAGAAAAACTAATGCCAAATAACCTTTTGAAGATTATCGAGAGGCGACTTACTCGCAAAGATAATAAGTCAGCAGCGTCTAAATTTGTCAAAAAGCAAAAAGAAAAGAACAGGCTTATTGATCAAATTCGACGTGGTAAATGACTCCTCTCCTTCCAACTCCTGATTACTACTTACAAAACCTAATAAGCATGACATCCTCTGAAGCTACTCGCCTTTGGAGGCGAGCCGTTAAAGAACAGTTCGATAGCACATGCGTTTATTGTGGAAAATCTTATGACTTATCTCAGCTTACAATTGATCATGTTCGCCCTCGGTCTAGAGGTGGCGAGACAATTACAAGTAACTGCGTACCGGCCTGCCGGTGCTGTAATCAGGACAAAGGAAGTGAAGACTGGCTCCAGTGGATGAGAGCCAGATTTGGAATAACAGAACGAGAAAACCTTATTACTCAACATATTAACTAATGGCTACTGGAAGATCCGAAATGCTCCGTAAAAATCAGGAGCGTGCAAGAAAGAACCGCCAAAAGAAAGCCAAGAAAACTGAAACCTTGGCACAAAAGGCAGCTAAAGCAAAAGTAAATACCAAAGTAGCATTTGGTAGTAAGCAAATGATGAGCGGGACTGGCCTTGTAAGTGGCAAAGGTCCTGTAAAAAGTGGCGAAGCTTATGGTGAGCTGCTGAAAAAGAATAAAAAAGAAGATGCACGTGGTCCTTTGGTTCGTGCACCACAACATGATGGGCACAAAGTAAAGGCTCCACCTCCGGTTCCTACTCAGCCTAAATCACGTACTAATACTGGAACTGGTCGTGATGGTAAGCCCGGAACTGGCACTTATGGCAGCTTAATGCCTAGCAACCCTAAATTGAGAACAAATCCAGGCGGTAGTGGTACTACTGGCCGTCCTTTGTCCTCTAATCCTAAGCTTAAGAGTCAAAGCACTGGCGCACGAGATCCTGAATCCGGTGTGCGTATGGGACGGACTAATAAGCCTGGTTCTAGTAGACCTAAAACTAAGCTTATTAATGGAAAGCTTCACGAATTGAAGAACGGCAAATACGTTCGAGTAAAAATGTGAGCAACTAATCCACTCCGGTACAGATAACTAATCGGCTCGCTTCGGCGGGCCTTTTTTAATGGCTAAAAAGAAACAAGCCGATGGGAACGGCTTATATGACCCACGGGATCTTGGCGTCGAATTAACAGTAGAGAATGCTCCCAAGTCTCCTGTAGAAGCCAAGAAACAAAAACTGAATGTTTACTACGACGTTCAGAAGCAAGCCTTTGTCAAGATGCGGTATAAGGATCGTGCTTCCGTAAAACACGGAATGAAGTACGAAGCCGGCTTGCTAAGTAATTATCAAAACATGCGCTCACGCAACAACAGACAGCGGCGAGCAACTGTAAAAGGGAAAACCATCTCTGTACAGGAAAGGTACGATTGGTACCGGCGTAATCTCTACGAAAATCCCTGGCAGCGTGCATTACAAGATCATGCTGATGACGCACGCATCAGAGATGAGAAAGCAGCTGATTACCGTCGCAGAGGTGTGGCTTACGAACATCTCAGCCCTATCGCTGGTGATGAAGGAACGATGGGTGGGTTTGAACACCACCGCAACATCGAAGGTGCTGAGCCTTACCTCAACGGTAAGAAGTCAGACAAAGTAGCTTCTGCCTGGACTATGAGGCAAAACGGTGTACCTATTTCTCGTGCTTCTGCTATTCGTATGGATGCACATAAGGTACCTGTTCCTAAGCACGATAGGTTTGCTTCTGTCTACAACGACATTGAGCAATTTGAGCGGCCTAAGTCTGCACTCAAAGATCAACTTAGGTTGAAAGCTAAATCTAAACTTGCACAGAACAGAGCTGCAGCTGAAGCAGCAGAGAAGTTCAAGTTCGGAAAGTTCATGAGGAAGCTCGTATAGGCCCTAGAAGGCCTCTCAAATACCTCTTAAATACATATCCCTATGCAAGACGTTTTAAAGGCCTTGCAGGACGATTTCAAGTTGTTCTTACAAGCTCTGTGGGAGCAGCTTGACTTACCTAGTCCTACTCGTGCTCAATACTCAATTGCAGACTACCTACAGAACGGTCCTAAACGACTACAGATCCAAGCCTTCCGAGGAGTCGGCAAAAGCTGGATCACTGGTGCGTTCGTTCTCTGGACTCTGTTTAAAGACTCAGAAAAGAAGATCATGATTATCTCTGCCTCTAAAGAGAGAGCAGACAACATGAGTATCTTCCTTCAAAAGCTAATCATAGAAACACCCTGGCTTAAACACTTACAACCTAAAGCAGAAGACTCAAGATGGAGCCGTATTTCCTTCGACGTGAACTGCAGTCCACACCAAGCGCCTTCCGTGAAGAGTGTGGGTATCACTGGCCAACTGACTGGTTCACGCGCAGACCTTATGATCCTCGACGACGTGGAAGTTCCCGGCAACTCAATGACAGAGTTGATGAGAGAGAAACTTCTTCAGTTGTGTACAGAGGCAGAATCTATCCTAACGCCCAAGCCAGATTCACGCATCCTTATCCTAGGCACTCCTCAAACGACCTTTACTATCTATCGCAAACTAGCTGAACGTAACTACCGCCCATTCGTTTGGCCTGCTAGATACCCACGTAACTCTAAGTTGTATGAGGGATTGTTAGCTCCACAGCTACAAGAAGACATTGATAAAGGTGCAGAACCGTGGGAAGTAACTGACCCAGATCGCTTTGATAACGATGACTTACTTGAACGTGAAGCGTCTATGGGACGCAGCAACTTCATGTTGCAATTTATGGTTGACACCAGCCTCTCAGACGCGGAGAAATTCCCACTCAAGATGGCTGACCTTGTTGTTACCAGTGTCAATCCCTCTCTCGCTCCTGACAACATCGTCTGGTGCTCAGACCCAGCCAACGTCATTAAAGAACTCCCAACTGTCGGACTACCTGGAGATTATTTCTACAGTCCAATGCAGCTATCTGGAGAGTGGAGTCCTTACACGGAAACAATCTGCTCAGTTGACCCATCGGGTAGAGGCACAGATGAGACAGCAGCGGCTTATCTCTCCCAACACAATGGTTTTCTGTTCTTGCATGAGGTGCGAGCTTACAGAGATGGATACTCTGACCAGACGCTATTGGACATTCTGAGAGGATGCGGTAAGTACGGTGTAACCAAGCTAGTCGTAGAAACCAACTTCGGTGATGGCTTAGTAGCTGAACTATTTAAGAAACACCTAGTACAAACCAAACAATTAGTAGACGTAGAGGAAGTCCGTGCAAACGTACGCAAAGAGGATCGGATTATTGATGCTCTTGAGCCTGTTCTCAATCAACATCGCTTGGTCGTTGACAAAAAGGTCGTCGAATGGGACTTCAAATCAAACCCAGATGAAGCTCCCGAAAAACGACTCCTGTATATGCTCTTCTACCAGATGAGTCGTATGTGTAGAGAGAAGGGTGCAGTCAAACACGATGACAGGCTCGACTGCCTAGCCCAAGGCGTTAAGTACTTCACTGATGCTATGGCTATCTCTGCTCACGAACAGATCAAGCTTAAAAAGCAAGAAGAATGGCAAGATCTAATCGATTCTTGGTTAGATGATCCTGAAGCTGCTGCTTCACAAATGGCATTCGGAATGGATCTAAACACTAGAAAAAAGGCAAGAATGCTAGCTGGTAAAAAGACAGTGCCCACCTGGGTTTAGCTTGGTGTGGGCCTTATACAGGAGGAGGGAAGGGTGGACCCGCCTTCTGTGAGAGGAGTCGTTGCTCTAACGACCAACACTCCTCTCCTATTACACAAGAAATGGCGTAGCCATTACTCAAGAAATTCTTATTCACATTCGCTACCCACATGGAATATAAGTATGAAGGTAATACTAATGACTGTAGTGTTACTTACAACCGAACTCACACTGGCCCTAACTTCTTTGTTGTCTACTACAAGAATGCAGCTAAGATTAGGTTTACTCCTAAAGAAGTAGGAAGAGTATTTGGAGTAGCTAAGTTCACTCCCTGGGTTAATGCTATGAGAGATTGGGCTAAAGAGATGGTGGCTAAGTATGAAAAGGGATCATCTGAATCATCCCTTAGTGATGATCAGGATGATACAGATACAACTACTAAGATGGTGATATGAGTAATGCTCTTATCTTCTTTCAAGTAGTAGTACTTAACTGTCTCTCTCCTTCTAATATCACTGGGTGTCTTAATTACAACCAGTGGTTACCACAGTATGTCAACGATTATTGCCGCTTTCGCTTACACGAACCGTACTCAGCTGAGAAAACATGGCTACAAGAAAACAGTTAGAAGAGGCTCTTCGTCTTGTTCGGGAAGTTAATGGTAGTCCTGACATCATTGCAGCCTTGTTGTCCGCTTTAGACCGTAAAACTGATGACGATGATGCAGATCGAGACTGATATTAACGGCATTAAGCTGTTGATGTACTCTGTAGAACAAGCTTTGAGGGTATGGCCTGGTGGAAATCCCGGTCAACAGGTAGAACTGATGGAATTAAAGGTGTTTCTGCAAAGGTGTCTCCTTGAACTCACCATGGATTTTTGACAGAAATTTCTGAAGCCTTATA